TCAACCTCGCATTCCTACCATCAACCGTGCGCTTTATAGCAGTCCTGAAGATGTTTATACCGTAGGTGATATCCGCATAAGGGGCGTTTGTCTCAAGCCGTGCTGTAAATGGCGAAACGCCATCACGCGCATTCGTGGCAAGCGAATCAATAAAGCCTGTTAGCGTAGTCGGATGATACCACAATAAAGCACCCGTTCCGGTTATAGCCACAAGGTTTATCTCAGTGTCGTTATTCTCCCATGACTCCAAAAGCGTGCGTGCTCCGTCCGGCAAGTCGAAGAATATGGTTTCAGCAATATGCTCATAACCTCCCTTAATAGCACCGTCCCCCGTTTCGGTTTGAATCGGGTTCTTTTCGTAGGTGCTATCCGTTGAAAGCTGTCTGAGCAGAACCGTATCACCATTAGCCGGATTAAACAGCGATACGGTTTTTAGCCCCTGAACATTTTTAGCCATGATTTACCTTATGCTTTGAGTTGAAAGAGGTTTGAAACGATGTGGAATTTAACCGCCTGAATAACGATAGGCGTTACACCGTCTCGCATGTTTGTATTAAGCGGGTCAGATACCATAATGTTAAACGGAATCTTGCTCACATACTCGCGTCCATCGAAGTAATCCAGATGCCAGAACTTTTCTTCATCATCGTCTGAAAACTGTTCGAGCGTGTCGAAATCTTCACGGCTCAGGATTCTAATTTCAGGTGTAACAGATGAACCGCCCGAAATAGCTCCGTCTGTGGTTTCTGTTTGTGTTACTTCCGGATTGATGTTGCTTTCCGGATCAACTTTACCGTTCAGCCATGTGATAGAACCCTCGGATGTGTCCGAATAACCAACGCGCCTTAAACCTGCTATGCTTTTACTCATTTTCTTTTTCCTTTATTTGTGTGAATACGTCTTCGTACTGATTGTATAACTCTTTGCTAATGGTGCATTCCTGCCCATACTCGTACAACTTACCGTTTATGATCACCCCCTTTGGCTCACTCAGCTTTTTACTGCTAAGGATTCTACGCTGTTCGGGTTTTGGTTTGTTTGCTTTTACTTTCATCGTATTGTAATGGTGAAGGTCAAAAAATGGGCCAGCTCTACACCGGATTCATCAAGTGATATAACGCTTGTTTCAATCCCTGTAAGGCTTAAGGGTATACCGGGCGAATATGCGTCAGGGTTAAGCGTTTCAGCCTCTCTAAGCCCCGTTATGATGCCCGTATGCTGATTAAAAAGTATATTATCGAATGTAGCCTGTGAACTTTTGCTGTACTCGCTCCAATCATGGTAATAGTACCATAAATTAACGCGGAAAGTGTCCGTATCAAGTACGGTCGTTCCTGCCGTGTCCTCTTGGTCATTCTCAGACAGTCCGGCATAAAGCACTTCGCAGTACATCGTTGGGTCTCCCATAACGCGGATTCTGCTTGAGCGGGTTGAGCTGTCGAACGTTTCACGTCTGAGCCTGTCGGCAAAATTGAACTCGGCAGGTAGCTTCGAGCGCAAAAAGTTAATAAGCAAATCCCGCCTTAATACCATTCTATTCATTTGGTCGTACCTCCGATTCAATTACTCTTCGGTAATTATCAGCCAGCCAATTCATGAGGAACTTTTCTTCCTGATCGATAGCCGGGCGCAAATACGGACGTGCCGGAACGCTTAAACCCCTAACAAAGCTGTTAACTTGCACCTGCCTCGGCTCAATTGCCCTTCCGAATGCTTGCGTAATGGTTCGGGTATGTGCAGGAATAGTTACACTTCCGCTAAATCCAAACTCGTGCATTCCGGCATAGGGGACTTTTGAACCCTTTTCAATTTGTACACCTGCATCACGAACGACCACATTAAATATGCCCTCACGGTCTCCGGTGAAGTCAGCTCCTGTAATGGATGAAGCCAAACGGCCCGACATTCTGCGAAGCGTCCCGGGTCCGCTGGCCGGATTGGGGTAGAATTGCGCTCTTTCCTCTGCGGTTCGCACCTTCTGCCCAGGCTTCATAAAACCCGTGGTAGCCCGTGCCGATATGCGCGTATTGGCTACACTTGCGAAGCGTTCGTAAAAGTCTCTAATCCTGCTCATTAGGCGCAAGGGCTACGGATGAATAAAAGTTCATATTCTTATACTGCATCAACTTCTTCAACTCACGCGGATAAACACCGTTATCTTCTTTTGTGATATTGGCGTTTGTTTGTCCCGTTACAACCGTCTTGCTTGTGATTCCGTACACATTCCGGACTGCCTGATTGTATTCGTAGCTCACAAGGCGAAAAATGACCTGCTTTATATCTTCTGGCAGCGTTTCTTTTGTATATCCACCATTGTACACAAAACGACTAACCGCTTCATGAAATATTACCGTGTTGCCTCTAAATTCTTTTACTTCCGGTGTAAAGCTGTCGCGTTCATGCGGTGTTACTATAACGCTTTGCGCGTGATCTTCTGAACCGAACTGCTCGTATGTGCCGTATTCTAATGGCCTGTTGATATAGCGCTCTACGGCCCTTATAACACCACGGATAACACTTTCAACATCAAATGAAGCATCATCAAGCGTTGCGGTTTGGCTCCCGAATGTTAATGCCCGTATTTGTCCAAAATCAACCAGCATAATTACGCGCGTCCTCTTCGTTTCTAAACGACTTTAATTTTTCCTCTCCCTTCCAAACTTGCCACCATGACCCGGCTTGCATTACTTCTAACTTATCCGAATGCTTCTCGGCCTTCATCGGTCGGGTGTGCTTTGCCTCTAACGGTCTTGTACGATATGCCATAGGGTTCAACCTGTCAATTAAATTTTGAGGGGCTTCAAACCACTCGCCAGCCTTCCAGCTAATGCCGTTTAATTCTCCGCTAAATTTAATTTTTATCTGTGGCATAATGTGCTTTGTTTAAAATAGGGGCAGAACCTAAGCCCTGCCCCTTATTGCTATTATATGGCTGATTAAGCCGGGTCTGCTGCGGTTCTGATCGTAGCAAATGAACCAGCAACAACCGATTCAAAAGCGATACGCTCTTTTGCACGTAGCAGTGCAGCGTCATCCTGGAATGCGCTTAGTTCAATGCTGTCATCACTCGCGCGGATTGTTCCCTCTGTTGAAACGTCAAGCTGTATGCCTGCACGAGTCCCAAAGAACATATTACGCGGATCTCCTATAACGATGAAAGGTGAAAGATCACCAGCTTCAAGGTCGCCAGGAGTCGGCATTGACTGAACATACTCAACGGGCTTATTCCACAGACGCGGAACACCCATTTCAGAACCTGGATACTTGTACAGGTATCTGTCTTCATTATCCTTCAGACGCTCAAATACACCTTCAAACTCAGGGTTGGCAAATACAATAGCATTTCGCTTTGCAGCAAGTGTTAAGCTGTGTATTGCTTCTGAAATGTTATCAAAGTTTACGTCTGATGCGTCGCGGCTTGTCAGCGTGGTAAGCGTGTTACCTGAAAGGTTCAGCATTCCGGTAAACTCAGCGTTTGCCGTGTCGCCTGCGCCTGCTCCGCTAAATCCAGCCCTGTCTTCTGCTTCTGCCATTGCTTCGGCAAGTAGTTCAGTAATAAGCGGAAGGAATCCGAACACTTCATCTTCTTGGAACTCTACAGACCACGGAACAATAGCAGCTAACTTTCGGGCTGTCATTGGAGTATTGCCGAATGTGGCTTTAGTAGTTCCAATCGGGTCAAGTTCACCCTCCCAGCCTACTAACGGCTTGGTAAGTACGTTTTTAAGATCAAGCGTATCGGATGGCATAGGAATGCCACGGAATACGCGTCTTGCAACGCCATGCTCTTCAATCCTTACGAACACTTCAGCAAAGAATGGTTTAGGGAGCAGGTTTCCACCGTCCCCAGCTATGCCAATGCTTTGAACAGCACGCTTTTTTGCAAACTCGCTAATATTTGCGCTCTGAATGATGCGTTTGGCTTCGTTAATTTCCGCATTTTTCTGAGAGTTGGTTAGCTCACCACGGGAATTACGAACCTGCTGAAGCAAGCGCTTTCCTCTCTGTGGATTGCCGCGCTTAAACATGGTTATTGCGTTAATGTAGTTACCTGCATCACGCTCCCAGGGGCTGATAATATCATTCATGATGATATTTGAATCAGTATTAGGGGCTTCAACCTCAACGGTTTTACGCTCCTCTGCCTTTGGCTTATTATCACCAATTGCAGACCGAACGGCCTTATCTATCATCGCCTGAAAGTCAGGTGTATCGACCTTTGGCGCTTCTTGTGTGGTTTGTTCACTCATTTTATGCTCTACCTTCTATTTTATTGATTGCGTTTGTTATCATTCGCTGTAGTGTATCGCCATCAGGTAGAGCGGGAGTTGCTGCGGAAGGCTGTTCCGGTTTGTCCGGCTCAGTTACTTCGATAGCTTGCGGCTCTCGTGTCGATAATTCAGCTAATGTTTGTTCTACTCTTGTAAGGGCAGCCCGAATCTGTTTCAGTTCGTCTATGCCCAAATCTCTCTGTTCTACGATTGCGTTGTAATTTGCACCAACGGCAACCCATGAAAATTCAACTAATGACCAGCGCAGAACGTGGAAGTATGTTTTACCGTCCTCTGTCTGGCGCTCTTCAACGTCCTTATCATCCCACATTGCGCCAATGGATGCCATTTTAACCTTTCCGGATTTCACTTTCCGCATCCACTTCATTGCGTCTTCGTCTTCTGAGTCCCATGCTTCATCCGGAACTTCTGCGATTAGCTTATTATCCTGCAATCGAACCAATGCACCATTTCCGGCTACACGGTTGTAATCGTGATTGATAAGAAACACTGGGTTGCGTTGGTATTGGCTTAAATCAGCACCACGCGGGTCGATCAGCGTCCCGTAGGTATCAATCGAATCGTCATTAATCACAACGACCGTTTTTTTGCCGTCTGAACTTTGGCGTATGTTTGTTACGGGAAAGCGTCTAATATTCATTTGTCTGTTGTTTGGTCTATACCAGTATATCAGTTCTTGCGCAATTTACGCATATTAATTTTGTTCTGCAATGTTGCCCGCTGATTGTCGTCTAATTCGGGCAGGGTTGAGCAGCGGCAGCCGATGGTCTCACCTGTTGGCCCGTCCGGATCTGCGGGGTATCTAAGCGAAGAGCCACCAACGGTAAACGTTTCATTTATGGCAATGCGCTGGCCGTCTGCATCGAAGTGTGTATCTCTTACGCGCTCATCACGGCTTGATAACCATGACTCATGCGTGATTCCTGCCTCATTATAAGCGACCTGTTGACCTGATTCCCATGCAGCCGTGGCAATGCTGTTAACAATTGTCTGCTTGCTTCCCTCAATATCGCCAAAATACTGACCGACATCTGATAAAAGCTCACGGTTTGACTTGCCTTGTTTGATTCCGTCTCGAATAAGGTTTCCTGTACGTTCAAGTAATGTATCAGCTACTCCGGCCTGATTGCGTAATATGGCCTCAAGCGCTCTTCGGCTCGATGGATATTCTAAGCTGAAATCCAGCCCGGTTAATCCCGCCTCACTCATTACGTTTTGAAATCCTTCCCTTAGTGTTCGTGCCACTTCGGGCGTTACGAGTTCATAAAGCCTCTCAAGCGCCTGAACCGAATCGAATGGAACGGTAAAAATCTCATCTACTGTTCGGGTCTGCTTATCCCGGATGGTTCGGGCTATTTCCGCCTGAATCTCATCGTACCATTGCTGTAATACCGGAGACATCATCGAAGCCTGGCGTTTTTTCTTTTGGTCAACCGCTCGCCATTTTATCGTGCGGATGTTGTCGCGTGTTTGTGCGGTTCGTGTTGGTTCTAATTGCGCTTCCGGTTGACGGACAATTTCATTTAGTGGACGCTGAGACATAGCCACGAGCGGGACATCACCGCCTTCGACCTCATCATTCCCGTCTTTTCTTCGCTGTTCGTTTATCATCCATACGCCTGTTCTTAGCTTAACTTCCATTTCCCGTAATGAAAAATCGGGATCGAGCGGAATCATTTCAGGAGGTCGTATTTTTAGGACTCCCGGATTCGAGTTGAATATCACTTCGAGCTGTTTTGTGAGCTGCGAAGCGTATGAACGAACAGCGGGCGCAATGGTTCCATCAATTAGCTGATAACGTGCGGCCTCTGCTGTGGCTCTTGTCGTGGCGCTCTCAAATACACCTTTAGGCACTCCGGTAATAAAGAGAATGTTTTCTTTTGTCTGATTTTTTCCTTCGATGTACTGCAAATCACGGCTGTTCATTAGCTTCTGCGGTTGCAAGCCGGAAGGCAATACAGCTAACTTACCCTCACCCTTTTTACCGAGGAACTTTTTATAGGCTGCTGTTACGTCCTGAACTTGCGTGCTGTCTAAGTCCTGTGTAGTCGTTAGCATATCTGCTCTAAATCCACCATCACGGGATGCACGAACCCGGCTTTCTCTCATTTCCGCATCTTCTTCTAAATCGAAACGGGCAGCTTCAATTAAAGAATAGTTCTGAAACGGATTAAGCGGGTTCATATTTCCTATTCTCGTAATCGCCTCACGCTGTACGGGTAGAATCTCACCGCTTGATTTATACAGCGACCATCCGCGGATTTGCCCGTTTATACCGGGTATGGCTTCGGCAACTCCAAATTCTTTAAACAGCGGAATCATTCCGGTAAGTCTGCCACGATCATCAAATTCATTAATGAAATCAGCCCGTCCGGTTAAATCTATATTAAGGCTCATCCACTTCCACAGGGTCGCATCATCGTAATACGGGCTAACATCACTTAGTAATTCCACCCACGGATGCGTAAACTCAACCTCTTCGTATTCGTGCTGTCCTATTTTGCGCTCTACATACAGCTCTTGCATAAAATGCGCTATCATATTTGCCCGAACGTTTAGAGCAGCAAAGAAAACGCCAACGTAGTCTTTACGCTGGCGAAATTCATTCGGGTACGTAACGTCTCGAAATCCGGTTTGCTGGTATAGCGCGGCCTGTGGATTGACAATCTGGACCTTTTCGTTTAGCGCCTTTGATAGCGCCCCGGCTAATGCGGGTGTAAGGTTTTCAGACCAGCTACGTAGTTCTTTTTGTCTCATTCCACGTGAATTAAAATGTTTTCCGGCACGTTCAGTTTCTTTTGAACGGCATAGCGAACCGCATCTATGCCGTGGTTATACTTGTCAATTGGCTTATTCATTGATTTCCCGTTGCGGTCTTTTTGCCAT